TGCTTTGCAGCGACTAGTACGTATAACACCTTCATTTAAAGGTACTTTAGTTAGAACATTAACTAAAGATATGAAACAGCATTTTCAAGTATCCTTTTCAGATGAGTCATGCTCGCATCATGAGCATTGTGGCTGTGTTGTTACATTTACCGGAATTAGTGCAGTTGTACAGGATATGGTGTTTACGGCTCCTAAGGGTCCACTAACTGAACAATACAGACAGGCTGCTAATTTTATTAACTCTTGGAAGCCTGGGGAAATACCTGTGGAGACTGATCGACAATATCTTGAATCACATATAAAAAATGACAGTAGTCTACAGATAATAGATCCTCCTCCTGATGCCAAAAGTGTTCGTAATCCTGTTCCGGTTGTACTTCCTGAGGTTCATCCTAAAGTCAAAATGGCTCTTAAGAGAGCTGACTTACGCTATATGCGTTATGTTTTTCCTCATCTCCGTATAACATGGGCTGACATGCAGGAGAATTGTTGGAGTGAGGAACCTCCTGATAAACTTTTTGGGTTGTCTCTTCGAGTTCATTCAATGTATCACTGGGCGTGTGGGAAGACTTCAGGTTTCCCGCATGTTGTAGCTGGTATGGCAGATCTTTATCCTCGTAAGGCTTTGGATGCTATTATTACCATGATCCGTTCACCATTAAAGGATCGTCCTCGAGAGCCTATTCAGTTTTTGCCCGAGGCTCTGGATCATGTCTATAGATATATTGGAGTGGATCTTAGTGTTAAGCATGAGGCTAAGCTTTCGGCAGCTATGCTTGAGGGCATGTATCTCGGTGCCTCTAATGGCGGTACTCGTGGATCTGTCTCTCATATAGATATGAAGGACTCTTTGCCGATAAAGGTTACAGCAACTGGTAAGAAGATTCAAACTTTTGAGCAGGAGGTCATGGCAATTATTCACTTTTTGGAAACAGGCGAAGAGCCTGTTATAGAGTGGTCTCTCTCTCAAAAGAATGAGAATTTTTTTAAGTGTCTTGCTCATATGACTCCAGAACAAAAGGTTGCTCTTGCTAATAAGCTTCGTATGTTCTACATTCCTAATAGCATTTTTATTCTTATGGAACGTATTGTTAGCTTGCTTCGCCATAAAAAGGAGCATGGTGGAGCTATATTAGTCGGCCATCGCTGGGCCTATGGCGGTGCTGACTCTGTGGCAAAGAAGCTTCGTATCACCCGGCTCACTGCGTGGATGAAGCAGGTGGTTGAAGGTGATGCAAAGAAGTTCGACCAGACGGTCTGGGAATTCTTTGTTAATCTTTACTTTTCATCGATGCTTGTCCATTTTGACAAAAAGTCAGAAGACTTCCCTGCTTTTGAGATGATAACTAAGTTTCTCTTAAAAAATATGATTACTCGTATCACAAATCTCATTGGTGATATTTGGGCT